GTTCTTCGGACAGAAAGTAGTAGTCCTGGACTACACTCTAGCCAATGGTGACACCACCGAATGGATTAGCCTCACCCGTGCCAAGTCAGTTATTTTGCTAGCCAATAGGGTTTGTAAGTGGATCGTCTCGGATGATGATGAGACCATGCAGCGTTACTTGGCCCGTACAGACACGAACTCCGATGAAATGCCGTGGGCCGCAGATTCAACCTCGTCTGAAGCTGGTTTTATTCATGGCGATGTTATGCCTGACAGGGTGAAAGTCAACAATGCCTCCGGGTCAAGCGCAACTGTCCAAATCCGAATCCACCAGAACTAATGTGCTTGTTCTCAAAACCAGCCAATGTCGTTGTCCCTGAGGCTCCAGCGCCTATTCCTCCCACGGCCGCACCAGAGGAGATGGCCGATACGGTAAAGAAGAAGCGGAAGAGAGTTCCCGGACAACCCAAGCGTGGATTTTCGTTGCGGATTCCTCGTCCAGGGGCGGGGGGCGGAAACAACTACTAGGGTAGTTTAGAGTTATGTTGAGACCTTCGGCCTCCGAGCTTTATACCAAGCTTGAGCATGACAGATGGCATTTCTTGGACCGTGCTAGAAAGTGCGCGGCCTTGACGATTCCTCATCTGTTACCGGAGGATGGGTTTAATAGTACCAGTGAGATCAAGTCCCCCTTCCAGGGGATGGGAGCCAGGGGAGTAAACTCTCTTGCGGCCTCCCTCCTCTTAGCCCTACTTCCTCCGAACTCTCCCTTCTTCCGACTTAAGGTTAACCCTTCAGCTTATCAGGAACTTGAGGGTCTTGATGAGGCAAGGGCGGAAGTTGATTTGGCTCTGAGTAATATCGAGCAGATTGTACTTTCGGAGATTGAGAGGTCATCAACTCGCACCGGGCTTTATGGTGCTGTTCGCCAACTAATTATTGGGGGCAACGCTCTTATTTATTTTCAACCTGATGGTGGTATCAAGGTTTACCGTCTAACTGACTATGTAGTGAAGCGTTCCCCTGACGGGAAGCCACGGGATATAATTGTCAAAGGTACGATTCATGGTGATGAGGTGCCGCCTGAGGTGCAGCAGTCTGCTTTGCCGGCAGACCAGAGAGAGAATGTTTTCGACCTTTACACCCACATTCAATACAGTAGTGATGGAAAGGCAACAATAACTCAAGAAGTAGGGGGGATTGAGGTCGAAGGCAGCCGTCGTGAAATGGATTCCTCGGAGTGTCCATACTTAGCACTTCGGATGAACCGGATAGATGGAGAGGATTACGGGCGGAGTATGGTCGAGGAATATCTCGGTGAGCTTGAGTCCTTGGAGAGCCTGAGTCAAAGTATCGTTTACGGCGCGGCGGCAAGTGCGAAGGTTGTCTTCTTGACAGACCCAACCGGTATGACTCGTCCAAAGACTTTGGCTGAAGCCCCACAACTCGCCATTAGGGAAGGTCGTGCTTCCGATGTCACGGTGTTACAGGTTCAGAAGGGGAGCGACTTTGCAACGGCATTCCAGGCTATGGGTCAAATTACAGACCGTCTGAGTGCGGCATTCCTCCTCGCCGAGGGATCAATCCGTCAGGCAGAGCGTGTAACCGCCGCCGAGATTCGTTTGATTAGTGATTCCCTTGAGCGTCAACTTGGTGGAACATACTCGTTGTTATCTCAGGAATTGCAGTTACCTATGGTGCGTCTAGTGATGTTACAGATGAAGGGGCGCGGCGAACTCCCGGCTATGCCGAAGGATATCGTTGAACCTGTAATCGTTACGGGAGTGCAAGCCCTTGGTAGAAGTACAGATAGTTTGAAATTAGACACCTTCATGGCGGCTGCTATGCAGCAGTTAGGACCAGAAGTTTTGATGAGCCATCTCCATATGGATGAGTGGTTCGTCCGGAAGGCTGCGGCACTTGGCCTCGACCCTAAGGGTTTGATTAAGACCCCAGAGGAGATCCAAGCCGAACAGCAAGAGCAACAACAACAGCAACTAGCGATGCAAGCTGGTAGTGCTGGAATCAATGTTGGCGCTCAACAAGCAATGGACGCTTCACAACCCCAACCCGAAGGAACCGATGTCTGAAAAAGAAAACGAAGCCGTACACCTCTCTTTAGCCGCAGAGGAACAACCAACTCTTGAGCAACAGCATCAACAGATGCAGGAAGAGGAGAAGGGTCAGTCCAAAGACCCTAACCGACCAGAGTGGTTACCCGACAAGTTCAAGTCTGCGGAGGATATGGCCAAGAGCTATTCCGAGTTGGAGCAGAAGATGGGTGGTCAAGAGGAGGCCATTGCGAACCTGGAGATAAAGCCAGGTGAGGGAAAGGAAACCACAGCCGGCGGTCTATCTATGGATGACCTTGCGGCTTATGGAGAGGAGTGGAATGCGAATGGTGGCTCCCTGAAAGAGGAGAGTTATACCGCACTAGAAGGTCGAGGTATCAGCCGAGAGGTTGTTCAGGCTTTCGTCCAGGCGCAGCAAGCACAGTCTGATGCAGAGAGGGCAACGACCCTGGCAGAGGCTGGCTTGAATACTGATGCATGGACCATGATGTCTGGTTGGGCTGCGGATAATTGGTCTGAGGACCAAATCTCTCAGTGGAATCAACTAGCATCAAGTTCAAACCCTATGTCCCGCAAACTGGCGGTCACACATCTTAAAGACGCTTTCAACACTGGTCGAGGCCAGGGTTCAGGGCAACAGCTTGAAGGTGTATCTAACTCATCTAATGGGTTAACGCCATTTCGCAGTTCGGCGGAAATGTTGGAGGCTATGAAAGATCCTCGGTACGATAAAGACCCTGCTTTCAGGGACGATATTGACCGGCGAACTATGCTTGGCTTGCAACGACAATAGGTTTCAAGGTGGCCTCTCTAATAAGAGGGACAACCAACTAGGTACCGACTTTAACAAACCAATTCTTTAACCCTTTATTACCTGGAGGTAATTAAAATGGCAATGACCAAACTCTCCCTAATGGGGCAGGACGATGGATCGGGTTCGTTTTCGGGAACTTACGGTACCGATAATGCCCTTTTCAAAACTGTCTTTGGGGGTCTTGTACTTCGTGCATACGAAGCCAAACGCAAGATGCTCCCCCTCATTACTTCACGCAATGTCACCAACGGAAAGGCAGTAGACTTTTCCTTGATTGGCCCTGCATCTGCGTTCTACCACACCCCTGGTGAGAACATTCTTACTGATAACGAAGCTGGTGGAAGCAACTATCTGTCAGCAATCAAACACGCCAAAGCCACGATTTCTCTCAACGACAAATTGCTGGCCGCGACCACCGTGGATGAACTCGATAACCTTAAGAATGATTTTGACAGTCGGGCGCAATTAGCTTCTGAATTGGGTCGTGTCCTCGCTGACCGTGAAGACCGCTTAATCATTCAAGCTATTCGTGCTGCTACTGTAGCTTCTGACCGCTACACAGGGGAACCTGCTGCTGGTGGTTCGGTACAAGTTGACTGGTATAGCTCCGGCTCTACCCCGAATACTTTTTCCGTTATCAGTGATTCCATGGTTGAGCAAATCTTTGAAGCCGCTTCCATTTTAGACCAGGGCAATGTTCCTGCTGATGGACGCTACTTCGTGATGCACCCTTCTTACAAGCAATACCTGACTCGTAACACTACCGTTCTCAATTCCGATTGGGGTGGCGCTGGTTCTTACGCAGATGGAACTGCTCCTCGTGTTGCTGGATTCACAATCTTGGATTCAACGAATGTTCCTATTACTAACATTGCCGCCGAAGCTGGTGAGCAAAACAGTCTCCATGCTGACTTTACCCGGACCATCGGTGTTGCTTTCCATAGTGATGCTGCTGCCTGTGCGAAGTTGGGTGGTGCTGGTGGAATTTCGATGTCAACCGATTGGATGCCTGAATACCAGGCTCACCTACTCGTAGCCTCACAGGTTGCTGGATATGGTGCGCTTAAGCGGGAAGCCGCTGTTCTCGTCCAGAAAGAAGCATAGTAGATGAATTTTAGGGGGAGGGCTTCACGGCTCTCCTCCGTTCCCACCCAAATTAACCCACCACCAAGGAAACATGAATAACCTGACAACGCTTGAGGCGGTCAACATGATGCTTGCCACGATTGGCGAGGCTCCGGTTAGCACAATTACTGGTGGTCTTCCATCCGATGTTGCCCTTGCATTGAGGATTCTTAACGAGGTAGACCGTGAGGTCCAATCATCCGGATGGACTTTTAATAGAGACTTCAACGTTGAGTTGACATTGAACTCCGACTCCGAGGTTGCCTTAGATGCAAATACCTTGATGGTCGAGGGATCGAACCGAACCCAGAACCTTGCAATAAGAAAGGGTAAACTCTATGACAGGTCAGACCGCACCTTCGTGTTCACAAGTTCGCCAAAGGTTCATATAACCATTGGTCTTGATTTTGAGGATATGCCGATTGTCGCTCGGACTTACATTTCTCACCGTGCTGGTCGTGTTTATGCGGAGCGAATTCTTGGTGCGGTCCAAAACAGTTTACGCTCTGATGAAGCGATGTCTCGGACGGCTCTTGAGTCTTACGAATCCCAGACGGCTGATTATCGATTGAGTGATTCACTT